CTTCGAAGTTGAGCGCGACGCTCAGCATCGTCGAGCCATCCGGATTAATGATGTCCGGCAGGTTGTCTTCGATCAGCTCGGCGAATTCGAGTTGGTTGAGCGCTTTGCGATCCTTGCCCGTCCAGACCTTCCATTCGCGCGAGGCCGGCACCGCGAACTCGACGCGATAGCCGCGCCAGTTCGCGCCGTCGCCCTGCGCTACTTCCGCGCTATATGCACGGTGATCGTCGATCACGCCGAGGATCTTCGCCGGGTCGAGCGATGCGTAAATCAGGCTTTCCGGGCGCTTCTGGCGATTGAAGTAGTTCACGAAGCTGGTCGCGTCGCGGGGCTTTACGACGCCGCTTGCGCGGTTCGGATTTGCGAATACTTCGTCGACGATCTGAGCTTTGTAGCCTTCCGGCACGATCACGAACGGCTTGCCGTCCTGCAGCGTGCTCTTTTGTGCGCCGGCCAGCGAGGTACCAGCGGCGAGGACTGCGGCGACGTTCTGTTCGCCTTGGAAATCGTGGAGCATGGGTTATCCGTTTGAAGTTGATTGAATGGAGGAGTGATCTGCGCTTTTAGCCGAGCGCGACGCGGGGGCTGTCGGCCAGCGAAATGCCGGGCAGTTCGGTCTGACGCTCGCTGTGACGCGAGAGGTTGTTTTCGACGGTCGGGAAGAACACCTCGGCGGTTTCCTTCTCGCGCGGCAGTGTTGCGACGACTTTGCCGGTCACTTCGAGCGCGTCTTGCACCTTGGCGAACGGCTTCACCTCGACGGTGATCGTGATCTTTCCGGCCTTGCCGGTGTCACGCACCATCGCGACGAGCGTGTTCAGTTCGTTCGTCGCCTCTTCGACGACTGCGCCCCCGCGCAACTCCATGAGGGTCTGCGTAAATGCCTTCTTCATTTGTTGACTCCGTGTTTGAAGGACTGCGGTTTTTCCAGGTGATGCGGATAAATTGCGTTGCACTTGTGTTCGAAGCCCTCGTCGGGAGCCTTCGCCGTACGGCAGAGACATACCGACGCTATTCCCAGGAATCCACCGAGGAAGAGCCCGAATAGGAATACTAAGCAGATGGCTATGATCAGATCCATCGGTGAGCCTTTACGGGATCAGGTACAGCGAACCACGCTGCAGCGTTGAAATTCGGCCGCGCGCTGATCTGACGCGGAACACATAAGCAGGTAGAGCACGACGACCGCAGCGGCGCCAGCCCAGATTCGGATCTGTTCGCGCATCAGACGCCCAGCAGTTGACAGATGCCTTCAGCGATGAAGGGCAGTGCGATGACCGCGGCGAACGTGATTGCCGGGCGCTTCGTGGTGCGGCGCGAGTACTGCAGGAGTACTTCGTCTGTCAGCGGCGGCAGGCTGGCGAAGTGCTCGACTTCGTCGACCATGGGGGTCGCTGCGGAGTGCAGCGGTTGGATGATGGCTTCCATCTCGACCACCTATCAGCGAGGCGCGACGAGCTTGCCGGCAGCAAACGCCACCTGGATACGCGCCTTCGGGCAATGGGCCAGATCAGAGAGGGTGAGGATCCGGTTGTTTTTTTCTATAGGACCTAACGATGCAGATGGAACAAACGCCATATAAGGCCGCTGCACCTGTTCTGGCGCCGGTGATGCACGATCGCTACGGTGCGTCGGTGCAGGTTCGTCAACCGCAGTTTCTTCCGCGCGATCAGGTTGCTGAATGCGCGTCTTTCCGTGATGCCGTGATCCTTGCCTGGAAGAACCGGGCAGTGCGCGGCATGACGCAAAGAACGCTGGCCGAGCTGCTCGACGTGAAGACGTCGCACAAGTCGAACATGCTCAACCGCGAAGCCGTCGATCGTCACGGAAAGCCTCGGCAGGATCTGCCGGCGCGTCTGGTCGCTGACTTCGAGCGTGTAGTGGGGAATCGTGCAGTGTCGCAATGGCTCTCGCGCATGGCGATGCTGACGCTGATGGAAGAGGTGCTTCACAGACAGGAGATGCTATGAAATGACACACAGCGAGGCTCTTCGGATAGGCCGACAGGCCACAGAGGAAGGCCGCAAGCAGGTTGGGGGCAACAACAAGGACGAACTGTTGAAAGGAATTGAAAAACAAGCATCTGAAAAGCCCGAAGTGGCAGAAGCATTCCGAGTATTGGGCCATCTGCTGCTCGACTCACACCAGGAAACGAAGCATTAACAGGGATGGCCGCTAAGCGCGGTCATCTCGACGGGGATCAGAAGGCTGATCTGCAACACAAGGCGATTGGAATGCCAGCCACCTTCTGTTTCAGATTAGTAGTCCTATACGGCGAAGCCGAAGGAGATCACCCATGCATCGCAAAACGATTGGATTTTCCGCAGCAGCAGTCATCGCCGCAATTCTCGGTCCGATGGGCCGCTTTGCTGCGCCCGGTGGCGTTCATCGTGTCACCAGCGACTCGAAGCGCGGCCGTCAGATGACGAGCCGCAAGACGAAGGTGAGCAGCCGCAGGCCGCACATCGGCAAGAAGGAACAGGAGCGCGCGAAGCGCTTCTACATGGTCGACACGTTCCCGAGCGGCGCGAAGCGCTCGGCACCGACCATGCAGCAGATGAGCAAGCGCCAGTATGAAGCGCAGCTCGCACAGAAAGCCGCCTGACTCCCGGAGATCCGCCATGCAGACGGAATTCATCAGTGCGCGCACGGGCCATGTCGTCGCCGAGACTTCGCACGACGCATATCACCCACTGTCGGCGAAGGACCTGACCGCCAAGCAAAAGATGGTCATGGACGCGTTTCGCGCCGGTATCCCGCCGCTGACGCGCGAGGACATCGCCGCAATCACCAACATGAAGCTGTGCAGCGTCTGCGGCCGCGTTCGCGAACTGCTTGACGCAAAGCGTCTGTTCGTCGTCGGGTCACGGAAGGATCTGGCGACCCAGACGAGCCAGCAGCTTCTTGCCACGAAACCGGTGCTCCCCCAATGAGCTTTCATCTCGTCAATCTGGCGTGGCAGCGCGACATGCGTGCAGCGAAGAAGATTGTGCTGCTCGCGCTCGCTGACTTCGCCCAGCAATCGACTGGCGAGTGTTCGCCATCGGTTCGCGTGCTTTCCGCGAAGTGCGGGCTTTCTGCGTCTGCCGTTCGCTCTCAGCTTCATTCGCTTATCGCCGACGGCCTCGTTGACCTCGTGATCAAAAGCGGCAAGGAGAGCTTCCGCGTGAAGCTGGGGGCCGCGTCGTGAGCGTAAAGGTCATGGGCATGGTCTTCGACCGTTATCCGGCCGGCGGCGGCGAGATGATTCTCGCGCTGAAGCTGGCAGATCACGCGCACGACGACGGCACACACATTTTCCCTGGCATCGCGAGCCTCGCCGAGAAGACCCGCCAATCTGAGCGCGCAGTGCAGTACCAACTGCGCAGCATGGAGAAGTCCGGTTGGCTGATTCTAGTTGGTCAAGGTAAGGGTGGCCGTGGGAAGTCCCGCGAATACCGCATCAATCCTGACTGGATAAACGGTGCAGATCTTGCACCCATTGTGAATAACGGAAAGGGTGAAGAAATTGCACCCATTCAGGAAAGCGCAAAGGGTGCAAACGACGACGGTAAAGGGTGCAATCCGGAACAGGAAAGGGTGCAAAACGAAGCACAAAAGGGTGCAACAGCTATTGCACCCGAATCGTCAGTAACCGTCAAAGAACCATCAGGTAACCGCCAACCCGCGCGACGTCCGTCGCGAGTTGCGTTGCATGTCCAACTGCGAGCAACCGACCTGCCCGATTGGTTGCCTCAATTGTCGTGGGAAGACTGGTGCGAGCACCGCGAAACCAAGCACGCTGATGACGATGCTCCGTGGACGCGAGTGGCGGCGAAGGTCTCGCTTCAGAAACTCGGGATGCTGCGCGAGCAGGGCCACGATCCGGTCGCATGTATCAATGAAGCCGCCCTGCGTGGCTGGACAGGCCTGTTCCCTGTCAAGGGCGAATCGCAGCACTCGGGAGGCGGTCAGGCGAGCCCCGCCGACTGGCATAAGACGACGGCCGGCGTCACCCAGCAAGGCAAGCGGCTCGGTGTCGCACAGAAGGAGGGCGAAGTTTTCATGCGCTTCAAGGCGCGCGTCGTGAAAGCGTCCGGCCCGGGCGAATGGATGGAAGACATGCTGCGCGACGCGGCGCGCTTCGGCGATGACCACTACGACGGCCTGTATTTACCGCTATTTCAACGACATACCGCGCGATAAGCCCGCGCTCGCGGAGGCCGCATGACGAGCCGCGCGAACGCGCTGCGCTACCCGGAAGGTACGACGCAAGTCGGCACGGCGCGCGTGCGTGAGGCGTCGATCTCTTCGATGACGACCGCGCAGCGCCGCATCTACGAAAAGACAGGCGTTCCGCCGCAGACGACCGCGATCGACGTCGACGACCCGTTCGATCCGTCGCTTATCCGTCCCGCCGCGCCGGCGAAGAAGCCATCGAAATACCGCAACGAGAAATGCGAATCGGGCGGCATCAAGTTCGACAGCAAGCGGGAAATGATGCGCTGGCATGACCTGGTGCAGATGCAGGCGCGCGGCGAGATTGCCGAGCTGGAGCTTCAGGTGCCGTTCATCCTCGCAGAGCCGGTGGTGATCGGCGGCCGGAAGCGTCCCGCGCTGCGCTACGTGGCCGACTTCGTCTACGAGCGCAACGGCGAGACCGTGATCGAGGACGTGAAGGGTCGCATTACTGAGGGTTACCGCATCAAGCGCCATCTAATGGCCGCGCGCGGTTTGCAGATTGTGGAGGTCAAGTGAGCGAAAAGGTGAAGAAGACGCGGTCGCGCTCGATGAGCATCGAGCAGCGGCGCGTTTGCGAATTCTTCGAGGCGCACCCGTACTCGACGCGCCCGGAGTGCATGCAGAGCCTGAAGCTAAACAAGAAGTCGATTTGGCGGAAGGTGCAGGCACTCGTCGAGTCGGGGCATCTGATGGCTACGTCCAATACGCGGAGCCCGAAATTCGCGCTGACCGGGAAACCCTTCCCGCACACAGACGAATACAAGACCAATCAGAAATGGATCGAGGCGAAGATGCGTGCCATTGCGCGCGGCGCTGACGAAGTAGTGGTGATGGATGTAGTCGCGGCGTCGATGCACGCGATGGTGATGGTCGGGAGGCATGCGGCATGAAGCTGTATATCGCCGGCCCGATGACGGGCTATCCGGATCTGAACTTCCCGACATTCCATGCCGAAGCGGCGCGGCTCCGCGCGATGGGCTTCGAGATTGTGAATCCGGCTGAGATCGTCACAGATCAAAACGCCGAATGGCTCACCTGCATGCGCGCGGACATCAAGCAACTCGTCGACTGCGACGGCATAGCGCTGCTGCCGGGCTGGGCGAAGTCGCGCGGCGCAGCGATCGAGCAGCATCTCGCCCGCGCGCTCGGTCTGCGCGTCTATCAGGCGCACCAAATCGTCGGCGTGGCCGGCGACATGCCCGTGCTCTCTGGTGATGTGCTTCTACGCACCAGTCTGCTGCAACACGACGCGCCCCCGCGTGCCGATGTTCACCAGCTTGTTGCGCCTGCCGCAATGCGGACAGATGAAGTAGATGCCGAACGAGTCGATAGCCTGCAGGACTGCTTTGAACGGGATGTCAACGCGACATCGGATGCATTTCCACATGGCGACCTCCGACTTGCGCAGATGCAAACGAGCATACGCGTGGGTGACGCGTTTTCCAAGGATGCTTGATGAAACGTTCAAGCCTACCGCGCAAAACGCGTCTGCGGTCGACCGGTTTCACGGGCAAAGAGCCGAAGCCATTCGCGCTGGCGGATCGCAAGACGATCGAGCGGCACACGACGATGAAGCGGCGCATCAGGAAGCCGACAGTCTATGAGGGTTCGAAGTACCTCGCGGCGTGTCGCGGCGAAGAGTGCTACTTGCGTGTGTCGGGGATATGTCAGGCGCTCGGATGGGGAAGCGATACGGTCGTGCCATGTCACTCCAACCAGTCGAAGCACGGAAAGGGCGGCTGGTTGAAAGCGAAGCATATTTTCACCGTGCCCGGCTGCGCGACGTGTCACGCATACATCGATCAAGGCAACGCGCCGCGTGAAGTGAAGTTTGCGATATGGGATCGCGCGTATGAGCGCTGGGAGCCGGCGCGCGCGCGAAAGATGGGAATTGAACTGCAGGAGGCCGCTTGAGGCTGCTAGTCAGGATGCCGCTGCCGTCAACACGCGTCGGCAATCGATGGGTCGAGGACTACGAGACGTTTGAATGCCTCGTGGTGCGCGTGCGCGGGCCGGTGCACACGATGCGCGATGGCAAGCGAAGCGCGCAGTGGATCTATGCGGACGTCTGGCTTCCGGAGAAGTACAGCGTGAACGCGACGGGACGATTGTTCAATCCGGACGGCACCTATCCGGTGGAAGTACCGATCAACTGGAACCGTAACTCGCTGCGCGCATTCCTCGCGAGCGGCGAGCTGACTTGGGACGTGAGGGGGCAAGGGTGAGCGCACACGCATACATCCAATGGGCCGACGTGCCGCAGCAGCTGATCGACAGCAGCCGGCAGCACGTCGACAGCGTCACGGGTGCGAAGGTCGTCGCTTTCGATGGATGCCCAGTTTGCGGCGAGATTGAGGACGGCAAGCGGCTCGCACGCATTCAGGTCCAGTTTCCGTTTCCGCGTGCTCTCGACATACGGCATGCGCTGGTCGACTGGCTCTGGTACCACGGTATCCATTTCACGGTGGTGATGTGATGCAGACGCGCACAAAGGGCGGGCCGCTAGCTCGGCTGGCCGGGATCTGGGCCAATGAACCAGCATTCCTCGAATGGATGCGCTCGACGAACCAGCCGGCGAACACGCCGCAGGACGCCGCCGAGTTCATCCGTGCGCGATGCTGCATTGAGAGCCGTGCGCAGCTCGATCACAGCGCGGCTGCGAAGGCGCGGTTCGACCGCTACGTGCGTGGGCCGTACGCGAAGTTTCGAGCCGCGGCGGGGTGTCGGTGATACGCGGCGAGCACCGAGACCCGGCAATCATCGTCGAAGAGCGCCAGAACGCAACATGCGCCGGCTGCCGGAATCTCGACAGGGACCACACACCAGGCTTCAGGAAGTACACATGCCGGAAGGGCATGCAGAAAGCGCAACAAGACGTGTTTCAAATGGACAGATGCAGCAGATACGGCACGGGGGATAGATGAGCGAATTTCAGAGCATTGAAGAACGGCTGGACAACTGGGGATTTACCGTGCGCTCCCCGAAGTTTCAAAGCGGCGTGTGCGCGCAGTGGGCAAAGATGTACGTCGCCATCCGCGACGCGGCGGCAGACGCGCCGTCAAACGTTTCGCCGGTCGAGAAAGACGGCTGGTTGATCGAGGCATCATGGTCGGCGATGCCCGATCACGTGTCGAAGTGGGTGCTGAAGTACACGTACGTATGGCGCATGTCGCCCGAACAGGTGCAGACGCGCATGCGTAAGACGCATCGCGCGGTGTTGCGCGGCCGTCGGTTCGAGCTGGTGCTCGCCGAGGCGCACGCGGCGCTTTCGAAACAGATTGCGCGACTGACTGCGAATCAGATCATCAAAAATATTCGAACGGACGGTTGTAAACCCGAAAAAAGTGTTCTATGATCTCGCGTAGATGACCGAATCCGCCTTGCGCGTGAGCTTTTGCTTCCCGGTTGGGGGGCAGAGGCGTCGGTAGAGCAAAGCCGCCCACTGAGGCGGCTTTTTGCATTGGAGCGCCGAAATGTGCATGAACCCGATCACTGCATGGCTGCTCCTTATGAGCGCCATCTGCCTTGGCTTGAGCAAGACCTATATGGACTTCGCTGAACAGATCGAAGGCGATGAATGATTTTTCTCGTCTCTGCCTAGGGCGGGAACCCGTGCAGCACACACGGGGCAGAGACAACACACCGCCGCAGCACACTGCCGGTCTGGCAAACCGGGTGAGGCGTCCATAGCTCGCCGGCGGCCCGTCGTTAAGGGCATCCTCATCCATGTCGAAGACTGCTGGCTGGGCCGGCCGAGCGCGCCCCTGCGGCGAACGGTTCGTCGACATGGACGAGGGTGATGCAATCGGTCGCGCGCCGCGATTGCGGGCCACTGCGCCATGCGGGCCGAGTGCGGTAACTCTCACCCATTCGCCGCACGTGGGGTAGGCGATGTCAAGCGCCGCGGGTTGTGCCAAAGACCACGATCAGGTAAAGCAGCGAAAATGAAACGCCTGCGACTGTGCCCCAAACGTCGCGGGCAACTGCTCCGTTTCTGAGTTGCATGGGGATGCCGACTAACATGAATCCGATTGCGAAGATCACGGCGACAACGAGAACGGGCGAGAGCTGATTCAAGGCGAACTCGGCTACGCCTCGAAGGAAGACGTTTTGCATATTTTTAGGTTCGTGACTTTTATTTGATCGGCGAGTGTACAGCATCGCAACTTCGCGCAAGTCTGCTCGCCATTCGTAAATGTTGCTTTGCAGCAACGACCTTAAACTTTTGGCGAGCGCATGGCACGTACAAACAAAAAGCTCGACGCAGATTCGCTCGTAGGGGAGGTTGCGTTGATGCGTTCGTCGATCTGGCAGAACGGCAACAAAAAGGTGGCGGCAATCATCACCGAGGCAACGACCGATGCGGCGCTGCTGCCAGAGAAGGCGATCGCGCTCGTGTCGGTTACAGCTTTCCCCGCTGGCGCGATGTCGCGTCTGATGCGCGACGTGCCGCTCTACCGCGGCGATCCCGAAAGCACCGTTTCGCAGGCCGCGTGGCTGAAGGCGTCTGACTGACATGCTGAAACTCGACGTTCGCGCAGACGTGAAAGGCATCACGACGAGCCTGACGCGCTACGTCGGCGAGCAGCAGAAAGCAGTTGTACGCGCACTCAACAAGACGGCGATGCAGGCCCGCACTGCTGCCGCAGCGGAGGTGCGCGGCGCCGGCTACAACATCAAGTCGAGCGCGATCAAGAGTTCGTTCTCGATACAGAAAGCGTCGCGTGGCAAGCTCGTTGTGGTGCTGAAGTCCACTGGCCGTCCCGTCGCGCTAATCAACTATGGTGCTCGCCAAGGCAAGAACGGCGTGAGCGTGCAGGTCAAAGCTGGACGAACCGTTCTGCGTCACGCATTCATCGCGACGATGCAGAACGGGCACAAAGGCGTTTTCGAACGCACAGGAAAGACGCACAAGAAGGTGAAGCGCAACGGCAAAGTCGTGCGCACGGGTTTGCCGATCAAAGAACTGTTCGGTCCATCGATCCCGCAATCGCTCGCGAACGACGCGGTGCAGAAGGCGCTGATGAAGAAGATCCGCGAGAAGTTTCCGCAGATCTTGAAGCACGAGCTCGCGTTCGTTGCGTCAAAGCGCTGACGCGCGCGACCCCGCGTCGATGCACCGATCCGGTGAAAAAGCATGCTTTCAAAACACTTGGGTCCTTCCCCGGCAAGGGCGACAGGGCGGGAGCGAAGACTCGCGAAAATCCACCAGCGCTGAGTTTTCAAATTTGGGTAACAGGTAACAGATCGCGCGATGAATCAGAGCGAGTTCGCGACACTCCACGGTGTCAGCCGGAAGACGGTCACAAAGTGGAAGGAGCGCGGCTGGCTTGTGTTTGCGGGCGATGAGGTCGACGTCGAGGCGTCGAATAAATTGCTGAAGCGCTATCGGCGCGACGGCGTTCCCGCTGTTACCGAACCCGCAGCGAAAGCGCCCAGAGGTAAGCGGCAGCCTGTTACCCAGGCAGCGAAAGGGGTAACGCTCGAAGCTGGCGAAAGCGCCGGTGATGCGGCGAAACAGATTCTCTCCGGCAACGTCGAGTTGATGGACTTCGACGAGGCGCGCTGCTTCAAAGAAAACTACCTCGGGCTGATGGCTCAGCTCGAGTACGAACGCAAGTCCGGGTCGCTCGTCGAGCTGGATACCGCAACAGCAATCCTCTTCGAGGAGTTCCGGGCGCAGCGCGATGCGTGGCTTAACTGGCCGACCAGAGTGGGTCCGATACTGGCGGCCGATCTAGGCGTCGAGGCCGACCGAGTTGTCGAGGCTCTAACCGCGCATGTCCACAAGCAAATCGCCCAGCTCGGCGAACCTGAAGCCAACTTCTCCGAAAGGGAAGGCTGACAGGCTCCGTGCGTCTGTTCGGCGCGCGTGGACTCCGCCGCCGCGTATCAGCGTGCCGGCATGGGCGGATACGTTCCGCAAGCTGGCGAAAGAGGCGGGGAGCACTTCCGGTAACTGGGAGACTTCGACGGTCGAAGTCGCGCGCGGGCCGATGCTCGCGGTGACTGAGCCCGGCGTGCATGTCATCACGACGATGGTGAGCACGCAGTTGCTGAAGACCGCGCTGCTGGAGAACGTCTTCGGCTACTTCGCGCACCTCGATCCGTGCCCGATCCTGCTGCTGCAGCCTAAAGAGGATGCGGCAGAGCAGTTCAGTAAAGAGCGTGTCAGCCCGCTGATTCGCGTGACGCCCCTGCTGCGCGAGATCGTTGGCACGAGCAAGACGCGCAATGCCGACGAGACGCTGCTGTTCAAGGTGTTCCCGGGCGGATTTCTGGCGCGCGCGGGCGCCGGTAGCCCTGACAACCTTGCGCGTCGCCCGGTGCGGGTCATCCTCGCGGACGAGGTCGACAAGTATCCGGTGACGCGTGAAGGCGAGCCGATCGCGCTTGCGGAAGAGCGGACTGCGACGTTCGGCGTCAACTGGCTGTCGATTCGCGCGTGCTCTCCGACCGTTGAGGATGAGAGCCGGATTGAAGCCAGCTATAAGGAATCGGATCAACGCCGCGCATCGATCGCGTGCCCGCACTGCGGGCATCGCATGTTCCCCGACTTCTTCAAGCACGTCGACTGGGACAAGCGCCGCGACGACAGCGGAAACGTCGTCGAGCACTTCCCGAAAACGGCGCGCATCTCGTGCGAGTCGTGCGGGCAGATCTGGTCGGAAGGTGACCGGCTGCGCGCGCTGCAAACCGCGCGCTGGCATCAGACGAGGCCGTTCGAATGTTGCGGATCGCGGCATGTCCCGCTTGATGCTTATGAGCGCGCGTGGCGCGGGCCGGAAGACTCGCGCGAGGCGACGACCGACGCGGCAATTGCGGCAGTCTGGGACTGGTGGGATAGCGACCGCCACGCGGTGTATCGCGCCAAATGTCCTGAATGCGGCGAATGGAAGGTCGACAACGAGCATGCCGGCTTCCAGGCGAGCAAGCTCTATAGCCCTTGGCAGAAGGATAAGCCGTCAGATATTGCGGCGAAGTGGCTGAAGGCTGAAGGCGACGAAGAGAAGAAGCAGACCTGGTGGAACACGCAGGCCGGGATGCCGTATCGGCCGAACTCCGGCAAGGTGCTGCGCCTCGAGGCGCTCGTCGCGCGCGGAGAGCGCTGGGCGGCGGAAGTGCCCGACGGCGTCGCGGTGATCACGATCGGCGTCGACACGCAGGATTATCGCTTCGAAGTCGAAGTCGTCGGCTGGGGGCGCAATGAAGAAAGCTGGTCGATCGCCTACGAGGTGATTGAGGGCGACATGGAAACGCCCGAACCGTGGGAGCGACTCGATGCGCTGCTGAATCGCATCTGGCATCGCGCGGATGGTCGGCCGTTCGAGGCGATGGCGGTTTGTATCGACTCTGGCGGCCACCACACGCAGAAGGTCTATGACTTCTCGAAGGCTCGCCTTGGCCGCAAGGTCTGGGCGATCAAGGGCGAGTCGGCTGTCAGCGGCAAGCGCAATCCGGTGTGGCCGATAAAGAAGCCGACACGAAAGACCAAAGCGTCTTTCCGTCCGGTGATTCTCGGTGTCAACGCGGCGAAGGACACCATTCGGAACCGACTGCACGTCGAAGAGGCGGGGCCGGGCTTCATGCACTTTCCGAACGATCGCGACATCGGCTACTTCGAGCAGCTTACGTCTGAGCGCTCAGTCGTGAAGGTTTCAGGCGGTCAGAAGTATCGGGTCTGGGAGTTGCCATCTGGCCGCGCGAACGAAGCGCTCGACTGCCGAGTGTACGCGTATGCGGCGCTCTGCGGTCTGACGCATCTCGGCCTTAAGCTGAATCGGCGCGCGGACCTTGTAGCGCAGCCGCTCGATTACGACGCTTCGCAGCAGGCATATGTGCCGCGGCAAGCGCCCGAGCAGCCAGTCGCGCAAGCCGCGCCTGGAGCACCGTCGACCGAAGTTAAACCCGTCAGGAAGAAGCTGACGAACCGTCTCGCATAGGAAAGCAATGGCTATCACGGATGGAATGAGCACTGCGGACATGCAGGCGAGGCTGGCCGCGCTGCAAGCGGCCTTCTTCGATCTGTCCTCGGGCGCGAAGATCGCGACGGCCACCTACAACCAGGGCGACGGCACGAAGTCGGTCACATATCAGCAAAGCGACATCACGCAGATCCGCAAAGCTATCGAGATGCTGCAGAAGGCTCTCGGAATCATCTGCCACTATCCACGCGCACGCAGGGTGCTGTTTTAATGCCATCTCTCATCGTCGACACTTCGGGCAAGCCCTTCGGGGACATGCCTGCGGGCGGTCGTGCGCGCGCGGATTCTGGATGGGGCGGCCCGGGCATCACGGAGCCACCTTATTCGAGCCTCTTCCCGTACGAGGCCTCGAATATCCAGACACCCGAGATGGGCCAGTGGTTTCCGTACATCCGCTCGCCGGATTCGGAAATCAACCAGTTCCGCGATCGCATGGTCGCGCGCTCGCACGATCTCGCTCGCAACGACGGCTGGGCAAGCGGGGGCATTACCCGGATTCTGGACAATACCGTCGGCGCGCATCTGCGTCTGTCGGCAAACCCGGATTGGCGCGTTCTGCGCAGGTTCGCGAAAGGTTTCGACGCAAACTGGGCGGATGACTTCCGTCAAGCCGTCGAAGCATTGTGGCGCCTGTATTCGGAAGACCTCGGGCGTTACAACGACCTGTCGCGACAACTGACCGTTTCTCAGCAACTGAGGCTTGCGCTGCGGCATAAGCTGATCGACGGCGAAGCGCTTTTCGTCTCGTATTGGAAGCCTGAACGCGTCGGCAGGGGTGCCGCTCAGTACGCGACATCGTTCCTCGTCGTTGACCCAGACCGTCTGTCGAACCCATATCAAATGGTCGACACGAAGTACCTGCGTGGTGGCGTCGAGATCGATGACGACGGCGTGCCGCTCGCGTATCACATCCGCAAGGCGCATCAGAACGACTGGTACAACGCCCTCGAATCGATGGAGTGGGAGCGCATCGAGCGCGAGGATGAAGACGGCTGGCGCCGTGTGATTCACGACTTCGAGCGCGATCGCGCCGGGCAGAACCGTGGCATTGGTGTATTCACACCGGTGCTCGCGCACGCGAAGATGCTTGCGCGGTATTACGGTGTCGAGCTGCAGGCTGCGACCGTCGCGACGATCTTCGGCACGTACGTGACGAGCCCATTCGATCCGAAGATGATCGAGTCGGCGATGGACAGCGACGGCGAAGAGCTTGGGTTCTATCAGGACCTTCGCGCGGACTGGTCCAAAGAGCGGCCCGCGATGCTCAACAGCGTTCGCATCCCGACGCTCGCGCCGGGCGAAGACATCAAACAGGTCGCCGCAGCGCACCCGCACAGCGGCTTCGAAGATTTCGCGCACGAGATGCTTCGCTCGATCGCGGCGGCGCTCGGCGTGTCTGCTGAGCAGATCACGCAGGACTGGAGCAAGACGAACTACTCGAGCGCACGCGCTGCACTATTGGAGAGTTGGAAGACGCTCAGCCGGCGCAATGCTGAATTCAAGGTCGGCGCGGCCACACCGCTTTTTGCGACCTGGTTGCAGGAAGCAATGGAGCGCGGCGACCTTGACGACGTATTGCCGAATAAGGCTCCGGACTTTATCGAAGCTGCTACGGCCTACTCGCGTTGCGACTGGCTCGGCGTCGCGCGCGGATGGGTTGATCCTGTCAAGGAAAAGCAGGGTGCTGTGCTTGGCATGGATGCTGGTTTGTCGACGCTCAAGCGCGAGTGTGCAGAGCAAGGCCTCGACTGGGAGGAAGTGCTCGCGCAACGCGCGATCGAGCTGAAGGCGTTCGCGAGGCTCGGCATGAAGCCGCCAAGCTGGTCGGGCGTCGAGGACGCCAAAGAGGCATCCGCGCCTGAAGAGGAACCCCAACCCCAATGAAAAATCTGCCTTTTCTTGCGCAGCGGCTGTTCAATACGCCGCTCGCCATCACTCCGGCCAAGGCCGAGATGGTGGTGGCGGCGCTCGCTGACCGGCTCGGTATCACGAAGCTGTTCCGTCCGAACGGCGAGATGCTCGCGATGAGCGAGTTCGGTCGAGCCGAAGACGATGAAGAACCGGATTATCGGTACTACGACGTCGTCGCCGGCGTGGCGATCATCCCGATCAGCGGCACCTTGGTGCAGAAATCGGGCTATATGCGGCCGATGTGCGGCATGACCGGTTATGACGGCATTCGCGCGAACCTGAGCATGGCGCTCGAGGATTCGGCGGTGCGCGCGATCATGCTCGACATCGACAGTGGTGGCGGCGAGGTCAGCGGGTGCTTCGATTTGGTCGACGCGATCTACAACGCGCGCGGCAAGAAACCGATCTGGGCAGTGCTCTCTGAGAGCGCTTACTCGGCGGCATACGCGATCGCCAGCGCGGCCGACAAGATTACTGTGCCGCGCACCGGCGGCACTGGGTCGGTCGGCGTCATCTGTGCACACGTTGACTTCTCCAAGGCGCTCGCCAAGGACGGCATCAACGTGACGATGATCCATTACGGCGCGCGCAAGGCTGACGGCAACCCATACAACCCGCTCTCGGACGAGGCGCTCGCGCGCTATCAGGCCGACGTCGATGCGATGGGCGAACTGTTCGTTAAGACCGTCACTCGCAACCGCAAGCTTTCTGTGGCCGCAGTGCGCGGCACGCAGGCAACTACGTTTCTCGGTGCCGACGGCGTCGAGATCGGCTTCGCTGACGCTGTGATGGCACCGGACGAAGCGTTTCGCTCCCTGCTCGAAGAGCTGGGCTGACATTTCCCACCCCGAAAGGATCATTCATGAGTATTCGCACCCTTGCGGCGCGCGGGCTCTCGTTCGCCCATCTCGCCGGCATCAACTCGCGCGCAGCGCGCGCGGAAGACGATCAGCGCGATGACGAAGACGAGCGCGCTGAAGAGGACGAGCAGGAAGAGCAGGACCGCGACGACGGCGACAGCAAAGGCTCGAAGGGCAAGAAAGGCAAGCGCGCCGAAGACGACGAGCGCGACGACAAAGACGCGGAAGATGACGAGCTCGAAGAAGACGATTCGGGCAAGGGCAAGAAGGGCAAGCGGGCCGAAGACGAAGGCGACGACGAAAACGACGACGACAGCGATCCGGACGCCGAAGACGATGACGACGAGATGCGCGGCAAGAGCGCTGCAGCTCGTGCGCGTCGTCGTGAGCGCGCACGCTGCGCCGCGATCATGGGTTCGAAAGCTGCGGCTCGCAACGTCGAGCTCGCTGCGAACCTAGCGTTCAAGACGAGCATGACGCGTCAGGAAGCGCTGGCGATCCTGCGTTCGTCGCCGGGTGCCTCGTCGGCTTGGCAATCGCAGCGCCGCGCGGATCGCAATCCGCAACTAGGTGCAGGCGGTGAGGTGCATCGCAATCCGCAGCGCGAGGCAGCATCCGGCTGGGACCGCGCATTCGCGAAAGCAACCGGAAAGCGCGCGTAAGCGTAACCCTCTCAACCTTTCGAAGGAATTCTCATGAGCTACGTTTCTCGCGCTCCGCTTTACGAACAATGGCACCCGGGTGGGTTTCTGGTCTCGCAGCCCCGCGGTCACCGTCACATCGATCGCGTGCTGATCTCCGGCGGCGCCAAGGTCTATCCGGGCACCGTGATGGGCCAGCAAACGACCGGCGCGACGGCTGTCGCAGCGGCACTCGGCACGAACACCGGTAACGGCACGTTCGGCACGATCACGCCGGTGTCGGTTCCGACGCAGATCGGCGCCTACTCGGTGGTGTTCACGTCGGCAACGGCGTTCACGGTGACGGCACCGAGCGGCGCAACGGCGACCGGCTCGACCGGCGTCGCGTTCTCCGCGCTGGGCATCGGCTTCACGATCACCGCCGGCGGCACCGCGTTCGTTGCAGGTGACTCGTTCACGATCACGACGACCGCAGTAGTCGGCAAGCCGACGGCTGCCGCAGGCGCGGGCGGCACGAATACCGGTAACGGTACGTGCAGCGCAGTCACGACGAACGGCTATGCGCCGGTGGTCGGCGTTTATGCCGTCGAATTCGACGATGCGACGCACTTCATCGTGTCGGCTCCGAACGGTCAGGAAATCGGCCATGGCACGACGGGCGTCGCATTCTCGGCCGGCGGCCTGGGTTTCACGATCACGGCCGGCGGCACGGCATTCGTGCCGGGCGACAGCTTCACGGTGACCGTGTCGGCTGGCGCGGGCAAGTGGGTGCCGTGCACGGCGATGGCTGTCGACGGCTCACAGAATGCCGCCGGCATCTGTTTCGGCCTGTCCGACGCGTCGCTCAACGACGTCTACGGCGCGATGGTCGTGCGCTCGTGCGAAGTGAACAAGTCCGAACTCGTGTGGGATTCGTCGATGAACGCAGCCTCGCAGGCTGCGGCCCTCGTGCTCCTGCAGGCGCAAGGCATCATCGCTCGCTAATCAACCCCATCCACGAATTCAGAGCCGCCTTCGGGCGGCTTTTTCATTTCTGAAGGAGCCGTTCAATGGCATCGCTTGACATCTTCAATCAGGACCCGTTCTCGACCGTCTCGCTGACGGCTGCCGTCGACAAGTACCCGTACCAACCGGGCGCGCTCGGTGAACTGGGCATCTTCGACGATGACCCCATCCGCACGACCGCACTGGTGGTCGAGCAGCGCCAAGGGCAGCTCGTCGTGATTCCGCTGAGCGAGCGCGGCGAAGCGGGCACGCAGCGTACGACCGAAAAGCGTCAGGCGCGCTACTTCGACATCCCGCGTCTGCGTCACTCGGATACGATCTACGCGAACGAACTGCAGAACATCCGCGCGTTCGGCACCGAGTCGGAACTGATGCAGGTGCAGGATGAAGTTGCGCGTCGTCTGTCGGGCCCGACCGGCCTGCTGAAGAACATCGAGTACACCTGGGAATTCCAGCGACTCGCGGCGGTGCAGGGTCTGTTCACGGACTCCGACGGCACGGTTCGATACAACTGGTTCCAGGAGTTCGGCATCACGCAAGCGACGGAAGTCGGCTTCAACCTGGCTGCCGGCGCCGCAAACTCGCTGCGTCCGATCTGCAATCAGATCACGCGTTCGATGGCCCGCAAGGCGCAAGGTGCGTTCACGCCGTCGACGAAGGTGTTCGCGCTGGCCGGCGACGCGTTCTACGACTCGTTCGTGAACCATCCGGACGTGATCCGCACGTTCGTGAACTGGAGCGATGCGACCGAGATCCGCGGCGGCAGCGCGGGCGGCGCATTCAAGGCGTTCGAATTCGGCGGCATCACCTGGCTGAACTACCGCGGTTCGGACGACAACTCGACGATCAAGATCCCGGACGACAAGGTCAAGTTCTTCCCGGTCGGTGCTCCCGGCATCTTCCGTCGCGCGCTGGCCCCGGGCGAATCGTTCCAGTGGGTTAATACGCCGGGCAAGCCGGTGTATGTGGTTCCGATCATGGATCGTGACCGCAATGAGTGGTGGAAGATGGAAGTGTCGAGCTATCCGCTCCACATCTGCACCCGTCCGGAAGTTCTGTTCAGCGGCCGTTCGGAGGCGTAATGCCTGTCGACTGGAATGCCGAGGTCATCGGTCCGCTAATGGGCGTCTTCGGCGAGCCGGTTGCATACCGTCCTCTCGCCGGTGGATCGCTCTCGATCACCGGCGTATTCGACAACGCGTACCTCAAGGAAGTGATGTTCGAGGATGCGACGTCGGGCGTGACGGAGGTGTCGGCAGTCCTCGGCGTCCAGTTGTCCCAATTCCCGGCTATGCCCGTGCAAAACGACATGCTGTCCGTCGCGAGCATCAACACGACCTTCGTCGTGCGTGAGGTTCGGCTTGACAGCCGCGGCGGCGCAAAGCTGCTGCTCAGCAAGGTGAGCTCTCCATGACGACGTCAGCAGATCTCCGCGCGCTGTTCGTCAGTGCGCTCATCGGAGCGACGGACGCCGGGACATCGGTCTATTCGCCGTTCGATTGGCCGACTGCTGGCAACGCGTATCCCGCGATCCTCGTGCATGCGCGGCGCGAGCGGAAGGAATCGCTCGGGCCGAATACGCCGGAATTCAACGTCTTTACGACGATTGAGATCACGGCGCGCACGAAGTCTCCGGCGCGTGTGGGTGACTTAGGTGCTGCCGATGCGCTGGCGGCGGCTGAGCGCCTGAAGGCGCAGATCGAGGTCGCGCTGATCAACAACCCGGCAATCTGGGCTGATCCAGTTTTAGGCGGGCAGCGTATCGAGCAGTTCACGTCAGTCGAGTCCGATCTCATGTCGAGCTCGGAAGGCTCGATGCCGATGGCTGAGCTCTCGATGGCGATCGAAGTGAAGTTCTATCAGGGGCCGGAAGACTTCTTCCCGATCCCGACCAATCCGCTGCAGACCGTGGACATCTACGATGATACGGCCGCGCCGTTCGATCCGAACGGCACGTATCCGAATCCGCCGTTCCCGTCTGCCGTGAACCCTGCACCACGCACCTCCGGGCCTGATGGCCGCAATGAGGGCGCCTTGACTATCAATCTACCTCAGTAGAGGAGCACACCTCATGAAGGTCTACCCGAGTCCGGGACTCTCCGTGCGAGACCCGGTCACGAAACAATTGCTCGACGAAAACGGGCTCGAAGTCGCCGACGGCGATTTCCATTGGGATCGGATGCTGGGCGAAAAGGACGTAACGCTGACGCCGCCGGCGAAGGCCAAGACCGGAGGTGACAAACAATGACCATCGGATTCAAACAGATCCCGTCGAACCTTCGCGTGCCGCTCTTTTACGCGGAAGTCGACAACAGCCAGGCGAACACGGCGAACAGCAACCAGCGCGCGCTGATCATCGGCCAGATCACATCGGCCGGTGCCGCGACGCCGAACGTCCCGATCATCTCGCAAGGCGTCGCTGATGCGAAGACGCAGGGCGGTCAGGGCTCGATGCTCGCGCAGATGACCTATACATATCGCCAGAACGACAACTTCGGCGAAGTGTGGTATCTGCCGCTGGCGGATGATCCGTCGGCCATCGCCGCGACTGGCACGATTGCTTTCACGGCGCCCGCAACGGCAAACGGCACGCTCTCGCTGTATATCTGCGGCATGCTCGTGACCACTGTCATCACGTCCACCCAGACGACGGCTCAGATCGCTACGGCAGTTGCCGCAGCGATCAACGCGATCAACGATCTGGCGGTGACGGCGACGGCGTCCACGACGACCGTGACCATCACCGCGAAGAACAAGGGCCTCGCCGGCAACGACGTTGACATCCGCGTGAACTATCGGGGCGTGACCGGTGGCGAAGTGACGCCGACCGGGCTCACGTTCACGATCACGCCGATGGCGAGCGGCGCGACCAACCCGAGTCTGACGACGGGCCTCGCGAACCTGCAATCGATGCCGTTCGACTTCATCGTGTGCGCGTACACGGACACGACGTCGCTGGCTTCGCTGCAATCGTTCCTCAACGATACGACTGGTCGCTGGTCGTGGAGCGTCCAGGTCTACGGACACTGCTTCTTTGCTTATCGCGGCACGTCTGCGGCGCTGACGACGTTCGGCCTGACGCGCAACAACCAGCACGAGTCGTGCATGGGCTTCTACGACTCGCCCACGCCGGTCTGGAAGTGGGCAGCAGCATTCGCTGCCGCATCGGCTGTGAGCCTGCGTGCTGATCCGGGTCAGCCGCTCCAGACGGTCGTGCTGTCGGATGTGCTGGCACCTCCGCTGGCGTCGCAATTCACGCTTTCGCAGCGGAACACCAACCTGTACGACGGCATCTCGACGTTCACGGTCGGCACGGATGGCACGGTTCGCATCGAAAACGCGATCACGACGTACCAGCAAAACGCCTTCGGTCAGCCGGACAACTCGTATCTCGAAGTCGAGACGATGTTCCTGTTGGCCTTCGTGCTGCGCACCATGGCGACGCTGGTCACGTCAAAGTACGCGCGCGTGAAGCTGGCGGCTGATGGAACACGGTTCGCGCCGGGTTCGAACATCGTCACGCCGAGCATGATCCGAGCGGATCTGATCGCCGCATATCAGACGTTGGAATACAACGGCTACGTGCAAAAGAGCCAGACGTTCGCGCAGTCGATCATCGTCCAGCAGAACGCCCAGAATCCGAACCGCATCGACGTATTGTGGCCGGGCACGCTGATCAATCAGTTGCGCATCTTTGCCCTGCTTGCTCAATTCAGATTGAGCTAAACGAAAGTCAATCCGTATAAGCCGCCTTCGGGCGGCTTTTTATTTGGCGAATGCACCTATGGATCGTAAGCCTTGCAATAAATGCGGCAACGAAAAGCCATGCACGGCGGAATTCTACTCAAGGGATAAAGCGGCCAAAGGTGGTTATAGCCATAGATGCAAAGTCTGCGCTGCTGCCGCCCATAAGGCGTGGCGTGAAGGCAAGAATCGCGAAGAGTTTCTTGAGGAAGAGCGTAGACGCCACGCGGCACTGCGCGCTAATCCGATTCAAAAGGAAAAGGCTCGCTTAAGACTTAACAAATGGCGCCGCGATAACCCAGAAAAGGCGAAGGCGCAAAGGCACTCCCAGCCGCATATGAAGGCTGAACGAGAGCGAGCAAGGCAGGCTACCAAGATCAATGCAACTCCAGCATGGGCGGATCGAGAAGCAATTCGTGCTGTCTATGCGCATGCCAGAAAGATGACTGAGGAAACAGGCATTCCTCACGAAGTGGATCACATCATTCCCCTTCGTGGTCGCACCGTAACCGGCTTGCATGTTCACCAAAATTTGAGGGTTATCCCGGAATCGGAAAATGTCCGTAAGGGTAATCGCCTCATGCCTGAGCTATTAGGAGAATTATCTTGAGCGACACAACCAACCGGTTGGCCGGGATTGCATTCATCTCGGTCGACGGCCAGAGCTACATGCTGCAAGCCGATCTGACGTATCGCGTCTCGACGGTCGAGCGCGAATCGCTGATCGGGCAGGACACCGTTCACGGCTATAGCGAAAAGCCCTCTACAGGGAAGATTTCTGCAACGCTGCGCGATGCGAAGAACCTGAGTGTCGCGTCGTTCAACTCGATGACGAACAGCACCGTCGTTTTGCAGCTCACGAACGGAAAGACGATCATCGGCCGAAACATGTGGACCGTTGATGTGCAGGAAGTGAAGACCGCCGAGGCCACCTTCGAAGTGACCTGGGAAGGTCCGGTAGTCTCGGAGAACTGATATGCAGCCGGAAGAAAAGATCCTCAAGCTTCGCAAGCCGGTCACGATCGGCTCGGGTGAAGCGGCTATCACGTATGACTCGCTCAACCTGCGCGAGCCGACGGCCGGCGAACTGGACAAGGCGATGTCGGCTTCGACGAACATCGGCATTGGGATCATGCTGATTCACCTCGTTGCAGGCGTGCCGAAGCTCGCCGTCGAGAAACTCTGCCAACGTGACTTCACGGAGGCGAACGAGTACCTCGGGGGTTTTACCCATCCGGTTATACACATCTCGAAGCCCAAAGCGTCGTGCGCGGAAAAACACGTTTACTTTCAGTGACGTAGCGCTGCGCTTGTAAACTTGCGCGAATTCGCGTTTACTCTCGGATTTTCGAGCGCAAATGGGCAACGAGTCGGGGGCATGGGTGGACGAGGAATTTGAGGCGCTGGATCTCGGTGATCCGCGGCGGGACCGACGGGCGAAGGAATTGCTGAAGCGGTTTGCGGCCAAGCCAACAGC